TGCACATACGTATTGCCAATAGGAACCGGACTGTAATTTGCTTTTATAGATGCCAACAACAAAACAGCGTGTTCGTCAATTGAGATTTCTAATGTTTGTTGTCCTGAAAAATTCACATCAGTGGTCCATGTAAACAATTCATTTGTTACAGTATAATCCAGATTTGGTAATGTTGGATAAGACTCATTCAATGTGGTGACTGGACCCTGGTAGATTACAGTATTGTCAATTTTTGCTGTTATATTTGCAATCTGGGATCCAAATGCTATACCAAATTGTTTAAAAGTACGAGTAGTCATAGGTATTCTCCGTTGATATTTTTATTTATCATTGCCAATGATTCAAAACAAGGGGATCCCGCACTTGATCAGGTTTGGGCTGTCCATGAAAAATCAGTAGGCTTGTTTCAGGTCCAAATCTCGTGCCCTGTCCTGGCACCAAATGTTTACGTGTGTAAGGATCTATGCCTCCATCAAGTGCTTGCCAGCGCCAACTGACTGCGGATTTTTCGGGTAAAAACCTACGTTGTGTGGGTTTTAAAACAGCAGACAAATATTCTTGATCGCCATGATATTTTGCACACAATTTGGGGATATCTTGTTTGACAAACTCAGTCCAAATTCCAGCAAACTTTTTGGTATGCCAATACATCACGCTGGAATTGATACCTTGAAAATCAGGCTTCCAGAGTGTTTTGTAATCTCTTATGGCCCAAAAATAAGCCGTACTCAGTTGCGTTATCCAATCCAAGTTATTCACTATCACAGTGTCTAGATCTAGATACAACAACTGTCCTGAATGATGTTGGGGGTTGAACAACTGCATTTTATACCACCAGGATTGTCGAGCACCTTTTATACCAGGCCATTCAGTTAATATATGTTTGATCATGTGTGGCGGAACTGATCTATCATGTTCGGTGTACACATGCAATCTAACAGGCGATGACAGATTGCGTGAGAGCATGCTGTACAAAGTGTCTACATATTTCCAACTGTAAACATCGCCATGTATTACACAGGCGCAGTCAATGTGTGCGTTGAGATCAGTTTCTACTGACATTAACTGCTTTCTAATGCAGGGGCAATTCTGCTAAGCCAAATACCTCGACGTAGTTCATCTACAGTGTACTCTGTATGACAGATTTGCGTGAGCCATAGTTCCCGATCTTTTATATACGGTTGTTCTATATCTGCAAGTCCCACGCCAACTGGGTATGCCAGACTGCTGGTTTCAACCACAGGTCTTGAGCCTGCAATAGCGGCCTGGATGCCTATACCCGAATTGTAATTTATCACAGCATGGCAATCATAATGCATGTCAAAACTGTCGTAGGTATTTTTGACTTTGTTAGGTTGCTCAACAACCACATCAGGTGGTAGATTATCTAACCGCAACCGTCCACGTGGATGTGGTCTTACAATGACAGGACGATCAGTATGTTTTTTGAGAATTGCCAGTGTGTTGAGCAACCAGGCTTGTAGGTCAACACCTGCAACTTGTAGACTGCGTTCATGTTGCATGGCCACAACGATGTTGGGTTTGTTGCTGAGTTGTTGAGCCAAACTGATCTTGAGTTTTTTTGGTCTATCCCAATCTAAATTGTTCAAATGACCATAGTAGCCTTCGGCAGTGATGTTGTTTACTGCAATCTTCCAAGTGTTGCCACGATACAATGCACCGATCTCAATCACAATCACAGGTCGACCTTGCGCACGATAATGTTCATACACCTGTTGATTGGCGGCCATCCGGCCCGACCAAAGCACAGACCAAATAACAGCGGCATCAGAGTCCAGGCTGTTTTCTTGTGTTTCAATACCACGTGCTTGTAAACAATCAAGAACTGCATTTATAACAGGTTTGCTGTTAAGGGCGCATTGAGAAGGAAAATAGGCTATGTTTTTGATCATAAGTATTGCGATGAAATACACAGTAGTTACCACTTTCAATGCGGCTGGTTATGAGAAGTATGGCCAACGCATGATCCAGACCTTTTTGCAAAACTGGCCAGCATCAGTTGATCTTGTGGTCTATGCCGAAAACTGCTGTGTAGAAGAATCTGCTGACAATCTTGCCGTAATTGATATTGCCCTGGTTTATGCATTGACAGCATTTAAACAAAGATGGCAAGGAGTTCCCCGAGCCAATGGCGATGTCAGTGATAATCCTGTGCTGGCTCAACGCCGAGATGCTGGCAAAGGATTTAAGTGGGACGCTGTGAGATTTGCCCATAAGGTCTATAGCATCTTTCATTGTGCTCAAAATATCAAGACTGATTGGTTGATCTGGATGGATGGGGATACTGTGTGTCATAGTCCCATCACCCTGTCTGATCTTGACAGGCTCTGCCCCAGTCATCATGATCTGTGCTTTTTAGGACGCAGACACAACTACACTGAATGTGGGCTGTATGCTATGAACCTAAATCATGCCATCATGGAACGTTTCTTATGGGACTTCCAACACATGTACGATGACGCCGAGAATGGTATTTTTAGATTGGTAGAATGGCATGACTCATTTGTGTTTGATGCTGTTCGTCGAAATCATCAACTGGACGAACTGGATTGGTCTGGACATTTGATTACCGGAGAAGGGCATCCTTTGATCAATTCGGAATGGGGTGCGTATCTGGATCACCTTAAAGGTGCCAGAAAAGATCTAGGACGTAGCAAGAGAGTGGATCTAAAGGTAAAACGCACAGAAGCATACTGGCAATGACCTGGATATTTCTCAACAAAAACAACTGTGACGAATACATTGAAATGTTTGCGGCTGGCTGTAATACAGCACCCACTTGTTTGGAAACCTGGCGCTACGAAGACAGCACAGATCCACTGATTATACGTGGCATTATGAAACACAAAATTATCAAACGCTGTTGGGGGGATGGCCGGCAGTTTTACTACATGGATTCGGGCTATTTGGGCAATAGACCCAGCAAAAAAAATCCTGGAGGGTGGAAACATTGGCATAGAATAGTGCCCAACGATCTACAGCATGGATCAGTGATTGACAGACCAGCAGATAGATTTGAAAGACTAGACATAAAAATCAACTCACGACAAACAGGAGGCCGTGACATATTGTTGGTCGCTCCAGATCAAAAGCCTTGTGCATTTTATGATACCACACTCGAGTCGTGGATGGAAACCACAGTAAATCTGCTTCAACAACATACTGATCGCCCCATACGTGTGCGTGATCGTCCGGCCAGTAGATGGGATCGTAAAACACAGGTGGCACAAGATTGGCTGGAAGATGTGCATGCTGTGGTAACTTTTAACAGTACAGCGGCTACTGAATCGATATTGTCTGGTGTACCTGTTTTTGTTACAGCGCCTTCCAATGCCGCCCGGCCCATGAGCAATACAAATTTGTGTGCCATTGAACAGCCGTGGTTCCCTGATTCGGACCAGATATATAAATGGGCATGTCATTTGGCTTATGGGCAATTTCATATTGATGAATTGGCCAATGGTACCGCTGCCGCAATACTCAAGGAGACTGCTCATGCGTGAACAATACGGATGGTTCTTCCCAGACATCGAACAACACTTTCCCCAAATGCTGGCCAAGAATATCAGCAAAGGAGGACCTGCTGAATATCAACAACCAGTGAGACTACGAAGTTTGCAACATGTTCGCAACAAAAGAACCGCACTGGATATTGGTGCTAATGTAGGACTATGGTCACGCGATCTTGTGCAACATTTTGAACATGTGGTAGCATTTGAACCTGTTGAGATGTTTAGAGAGTGCTTGGAAAAGAATGTGCTTGCGTCAAACATCTCTATTAAACCTGTGGCCTTAGGCGATTCAGATGGGCTGGTAAACATGATTATAACTGAAGGCAACACTGGTCATACTCATGTTGATCCCGACAGCAAGACTGGCTCCACAGTTATAGTAAAATTAGACACATTAAATTTGCAAAAAGTTGACTACATCAAAATTGATTGCGAAGGCTTTGAATACCGTGTGCTTCAAGGTGCCAAAGATACTATTCAACGCTGTCGGCCTGTTGTGGTAATAGAACAAAAGCCTCACGATATGTACTCAAAAGACTATGGACAGTTTGCTGCCATTTGTTTATTGGAGGATTGGGGCATGGTTCGACTAGACCAAGTCAAAGATGATTGGATCATGGGATGGCGATAGAAGATCCTGACAAAGGAGCCGCTGATTCGGCACAATGGTCACGCAAGTGGACCACTGACAAATACATTGCCAAACGCAGAGCAAACTTTGAAACCGTAGATGCTTACTTGAATCAGCCTGTAGGGCGATTGCTGGACATCGGTTGTGGTTTTGCCTGGGACTCAAGATGGTTCAATGAAAAGTACGGCACAGAACTTTGGTTGTTGGATGGTGATGCCAGTAACAACACAGCCAAACCTGAAAGTGCTAGTTATGGTAATTGGAACACAGATTCTAGTGAATTGAAGTTTTATCACACTTTTGAATTCTTAGATTCAAAATTGCAAGAACTAGGCACAAAAAACTACCATCTTGTTGATGCCAGCATGATCAACATACCCAGTGATGTAAAGTTTGATGTCATCACCAGTTGGCTCAGTTGTGGGCATCACTATCCTGTGGCCACCTATATAGACCTAATGAAACGACATTCACACCCTGGTACCAGAATTGTGTTGGACATTAGATGCAAAGGCACAGAAACAAATTTCATTGGAGTAGATGGATTTGAAGTTGTTCGTGTGATTTCAAATGCTGGCGGTAAAAAACGTGCCACTGTGGAGATCAAGTTATTATGACAAGTTCTTATTACCAAGAATCAGTTAGACTAGGGCGTGAGTTCCAAGAGAACAACAAGAGTTGGGCTGGATACGATGTTGTAAAGTATCAGAAGTGCATCAAAGACCTTGTGGATTGGTATGGCGCCCGTACCATACTCGATTATGGATGCGGCAAAGGATTACAATATAAAGAACGTTTACCTTATGGTGGCGGTGCTGGAATTGAATTGCCCCCGGATCAATGGCAAACGTTTGACAAATACCTTGGTGTCAATGTCTATTGTTACGATCCTTGTGTGGCAGGCTTTGAACAACTGCCCGCTGACGGCACAAAGTTTGATGGGGTAATATGTACACAGGTGCTGAACAGCATACCCGACGATGACATGCCGTGGGTGCGGAAACGTTTGGAATCCTACGCTGAAAAGTTTTGTTTCATTGGCATAAATTTTCAACGCAAAGCCAAAGGCAAAAAGAGCATGTACGATCCTGCACACTTTCAACAGCCTAGAACACGTGACTTCTTTCGCAGTCACTATACTGACTGGAACTCGGGTGATTTGTTCTGGTGGTGGAAAGATCGTCCTTACTACAACACTTGGCTAGAAGACCAATTAAACGCAACGTGGAAGGATGTGCCTGATACTTTCAGTGGCAAGTATGAATACATAGAGGTAAATCACAGATGATTATAGATCCCAAATACCAAGAGCAATTGATTACTATGCACCAGCAGGGTAGATTCGTAAATGGTGCCAAAACCGCCAAGGTTGTACGTTCAATAATTGAACGTTATAATCCCACAAGTGTGTTGGATTTTGGATGCGGTGTAGGTGCGTTGGTCAACTCCTTGCAAGAAACTTATCCCAACATGCGTGTGGAAGGTTATGATCCAGGCAATGTGGAACACAGTCGTATACCCAAACGCTCATTTGATGTCATAGTCAGTGCAGATGTATTTGAACACATTGAGCCCGAGCATTTGGCTGCAACTTTACAGTTGATTGGTAGCAAGATGCTAGTGGCTGGATGGTTTAGAATTGCCTGCTATCCTGCGAAGAAACAGTTACCAGATGGACGCAATGCTCACTTGATTGTGGAGAAGCCAGAATGGTGGCGTGAACAGTTGTTGGCCAACATGAACGTTGATATTGTTTCAGAAGATATTTCTATATTTGACAAAAGCCAAAAGTGGCCTGAAGTTCGAGGCTGGAATTACGACGTTGTGGTAGAAGTCAAGTAAGGCAGAAACTTTTGCCAGATACGCCCGGCCTGTGCGTCTGCATCACTCCAGTGTGCGGTGGCCAAATCCCATAACCATTGTTCTCTTTCAAACACCCGACTTGATTCTATTTGTGAGATAGTGTGATGTGCCACTGACCAAGTGACTGCGCTGGCGTCATCAACAAACACCGGTACACCTTCCAACACCGCAGCCACACTTGCACTGCTGTTAAAAAACACCGAGGAATGTGCCTGTTGTAAATTTTCCAACAACGTAGATTGTGTGGGATCAATCACCCGAACATTCAGTTTGTTGTGAAACTGCGCAAACTCTCTCATATCAAACTTGCCAGGGTGTGGACGTACAACAATTGCTCGATTGGTGTATTTTCTGATTTCTTGTATTTTACGTTCAAGCCACAACAAAGGGCTCAAAGTTTTCATACTAAATCCACCATCACGTTGCATACCAATCAAGATATAACCATCTCTTGATTGATCAGGCTTGAGTTGGATATGCAATCTGTTTTGAATTTCTTGCCACTTGGTAGAATCACTGTTGCGATTTGCGTACTCCGCACGATCATAAAATGGACCACCTAAACTATAGCGCAGATAGGTACCTGATTGATCCTGGTACTTGAAACAACTGGCATCAATGCACATGGTATCAAGTCCACGTCTGTGTTGTTCAGATATGATTTCTTTGCGCAAGGCAATGTTACGACCGCCGGTGTTGGTGGTTGCCCAACCCAGCATCACTGCCAATCTACTGGGTGTGTATACGTAATCATGTTCCAGCCTAACTTGGCCTCCACAGTTGGCAACACCGGTGGCAAAACTCTCAAGACATTGCTGTTTGCGGCTGTGTTTTTTGACATTGGCCACACTGGAAATGTACACAACACAATCAAGCATTGTTTAATATGCGCCAGGCGGTACCATCACGCATTTCCGCTTCAGTAAATTGACAATATGCTATGTGGCGGGCCCAGGCCTCAACTTCGTCCAATGTAGGGACTTTGAGATTTTCAATTTCTGACAAACTCTGACTGCACAGTGGCGCGGCTGCATTTGGTCCCAGTGTGATTGCAGGTTTGCCATGTAGCAAGGCTTCGCCTGCGGCAATGCTGGAAAATGTAACCAAACAATGTACATCGCGATCCAAGGCCATTTCCATGGTATCGTCGTTGACTCTGGTACTGCGTCCTTGCTTGGTTCTAATTACCACGGGTCTGTCAGTGTATTGAGCGATTTCTTCTTGTACATTGGCCAACCATTCTTTAAGATTGATATCATAATTGTTCAATAATTTTTGGCTAGGCGGAGCCAACAAGATATTACGACCACGTCTAAACTTTTTGAGTTGTACTCCGATTTTGCTTAGTCTATCCCCAGGACGTTCTATTACAGGCCCAAACCACTGTACATCATTGCGTGTGATTCTATGGTACAGTTTCTTTTTACCATTACCAAAATAACCAGTGTCGATATAAAAGAAATCTCTGCCGGCTGCACGACATGCTTCCATTTGCTTGCGTTTGGTAATACCTCGCAACACCACAGGAGTTGTGGTAAATTCTTCTTTTGACCATGTGCTGATCTGTCCTCCAGCACCTTGCACAAAACTTTGTAGGATAGGATCGTACATGTGTCCTTTTCTTTCGTATCTATATTCGCTGTCAGTGCTTACTATGTTATTAACTGGCAATGCGGCAATTTGCGCATACAATGTTTGCAGTGTAATGCCATAGACTGATCCTGCGGAATCCACGCGATACTTTAATATGTTATCAAATATGTCTCGAATCTCAGGTACAACTTGATCTAACACATGCGGTTCTGGTGGTGCAGGAGGTGCAGGTGGGATATATGATGATTCATCTTCCTGTTCCCAAATCATTCTATCAACCTTTGCTGACAATATTCAGTTAGTATGCGTTCTCGGTGCCATTCATCGGCTTGAGGAGTATCAGCAAATTCATGAAAGCAAGGTGTGCCCAAGGTGTAATGCAATAACTTAGCATCTGGGTTAGGCCCGTATTCATCAGGCAACCAGTTCCACTCTCTTGGCAACTCCCCAATACGATCGTCTTCTATCCAGGTAAAGCGATGAAGTTCAGCGCCGGTAGATCGCTGGATAAAGTCAGGTGTAAGTTTCCTATTAGGATAAGTGCCGCAATTCCATAGAATAACACTAGACCAATTTTTTCTCGGGTAATTTTCATTTTTTGCACCTAAATATTTTTCTGTCATCCGGGTTTGATAATCATGTTTGACCACTTGCACATCTTTGCTGTATTCACGTAGGGCCCATAACTTTGAAATGTCATCTCTCAAGATCATGTCGCCATCGATAAAGATGGCATGACCTACATAGTTCATTAGATATGGCACTAGGAAACGTGTGTAGATAAAGTGATTTGATCCGTCGGTGTGTGTTTCACTATAGTCTTGAAACAAGTTCAAGGCCACTGGCACAATGCTCACAGGGCAAGTTGCATGTCTGATGATCGAATTCACACAGGTGTGATAAGCAATGGCTTCTCGAGGATCATACCCAATAAAGATTGGTATAATGTCTTTCATCGACGTTCGATGTCCTCTTCCACACAATTTTCGCCGTATTGAATTTCAATCAACTTCAAAGGATTGTCAGTTTCATTGCACAATTGATGCCATTCATTGAGTCGGATCCAGGTCGACTGATGCTTTGAGGGACTGGCCATCAAGTCATATTCTGTACTATGCGGGTCAACTGTGTACACCGTGGCTTCACCTTCTGCTACAAACCAAAACTCTGCACGTTGGTCATGGCGTTGCATACTAAGGCATGTTTTGGGATTGACTGTGAGTTCTTTTAACTTGACGTGATTTCCTACTTCGTGTAGCACACGATAGTAACCCCAAGCACGTTCTGTCCGGGGTTTCTTCCAGTCTTCAAGTATCCACGAACTAGAGTTGGCTTTGTCCTCGCCGCCTACACCAAACACAAACTCTACATCATCAAATATCATTTCTGGAATATTTTCTGCCGTGCGATCTCCGCCATTGGCAAAAATAATTTCATCATTGGGATATTTTTGTTTAACCTGCCGAATAGCATCGCAGGCTGTGCCATCTGTATCGTCAAATTCAATCACTTCGCCAACCATATGCAGATTGTCTAGTATAGTCATACGTTCACGCCAAGACATAAACGGACGATCTTTTTTGCGTGTAAGCCAAGCATCTGAGTTCAATGCCACGACCACATGATCGCCCAGATGGTCGGCGTGATTGAGATAGGAAATATGCCCGGAGTGAAGTGGGTCGAACCCGCCTGAAACAATTACGATTTTCATGCAGGTATTTACACCTGGATATCTTCCATGCCCGCAGTTCTTAGCCGCACCACATGTCCTGACATCCAGGATTTGGAGTCTAGGCCTTTCATGACTCCTAGCCAACGATTACGGAGATAGGCCACTTCGTTAATGATGGTTTCATAATCAATCACTTCATCTTCGCCATCCACGTATTTTTCAGCATCTCTAGATGTAAGAGCACGGGCATAATTTTCAAGATATTTTTGAAAGTGCTTTCTGCGTATTTTTCTCAATTGTATGTTGAGGTAATTGAGTACTGCTTCAATCTCTTGCAGTTGATTGAATCTATGTTCGGTTATTCCAGGCAAGGCTGTGATATTTTTTTCTACTATGCCAGAGATTTTACAGTCTCGTTTGGCATCTTCAAGTTCGCGCTCGTAGTGACTGATAAAATCTGGAACTGCGGCAAGACTGGCAACTATTCTACTGTACCACATGATTATGACTCTTTAAAATATTGTTGTAACTGTAATAAAATATCGCAGTGAGATGTTTCAAACACATGCTTGGTGAGTGTTTTTTGTTTCAGCAAGTTTGTCAAGATTGGTTTTTGGCAAGATAAACGCCAGATTCCATTGTTGTACAAAACATTTGTTCGCACATCTTTCCAAGTATTGCCTTGTGCATTATATGCATTTTTTTGTTGTTCTGTCAAGTGATAGGTGGTGAGACTATATTGCCTCAAAAAATCAGGTAGCAGTTTTACCTGATTTATTTCTATCCAGTTAATGTGTACACACTGATTGGCAATAATTTGATTGTCAATGACTTTGGTATCTTGTGCTTGTTTGTTGATATAATGCAATTCTACATTTAATGCTGAACTGTTGATTTTTAAATTTTCAAAATGTAATTCATTGTGTTCAATCAATGTATTTTGCCAATGAATACAATTATCTATTATGAGTTTGACATGAGGATATCTTGTGTCTACAGGTACTCCTGTCAAACTCATTTTGATTGTGTGAGATTCTGACTCGGCTATTAGATACTGAATTTCTGGTATAGAATCAATGAGTGCCAACTGCTGACTCCTCGAGTGCCGATAACATATTGTTGTAAATTGAATTTAGAACAATTAGGTCTTCTCTTGCAAAAGCCACCGGAATGCCCAGAGCGTCACAAAATTCCTGAGCAATAATTCTTCTTCTTACTCTTTCTCGGAGAGTGAGAGTAGAATTTTTGAGCCATATCCAGTCATAAGGATTGTCAGATGTGTACTCAAAGTCGTTCAAACGATAATGCTGGGCATCATCAAACATCAAAGTATACCCTAATCTAATATTGCTTATAGTTCCATCAAAGAAATATCTTTGCAATTTTTTCAATAAATCTAATGTTGACAAGAAATCTTGCCAGGTTTCATTATAGAATCCTATTAAAAAAAGCAAATTACAATCAATATTATATTGATGAAATTTTGTTATTTCATACAACAAATCTTCTACAGTAGTATTTTTTTTCATTTCTGCCAGCACCCTATTACTACCGCTTTCGGCACCAATAGTTAGTCCGTGAGCACCCGACAATTTAAGCAATTGAAAATCATCATTGGTCATTTGATTTTGAGTCCGGCATATATAATTACCATGCCATTTAATTTGATTTTGCGGATTAGTTTGATTGTACTCTGCTAAAATTCTAACAAAATTTTTAAATTCTTTCAAAGATCCATTGGTCAAACTGTCTGTAAATTGAAATTTATATATTCCATATTTTTTGCTCAAATAGATTACTTCGTTGGCAATTTTGATTCCAGTTTTGAAATAATACTGTGAATAGTTACTGTGTTCTGAGCAAAAGACACATTGACGAATGCAACCTTTGGAACCTTGAACCAATAACTTTTTTTCATTATTAGTAAAAAGATATTGATCTAATTTGTAATCATCAAAACTAGGAACGTAGTCATAATCAAATTTGGTTTCGTTGGAAATCAAAGAACTCAAATAGTTATCAGAACTTCTTAGAACATTTACTAATTCTTGTTCTCCATCGTTAACAATAGCAAAGTCTGTTAATTTCTTAGATAACATAAAATTAGCAAAACTAGTTTTCTTTTCAAAATAATTTAAACTAGATATTGAATACAGTCCTTTTGGCGGCTGTGTACAACCCATGCCTCCAATAATAATTTTACATTCAAATTTTGAATTTTTAATTTTCTGGCAAAGAAAGTAACAAAATCTCTGTTGCCATAGACTAAAAACACTCAAAGCCAAAAACCGTGGATTAAATTCTTCCAATAGGTTTAAGAATTCATTGATTGCCTGATTCAGTTGAAATTTATGTTGCTCACTTACCTTGTTATAATCCACATGATTGGGCAAACTGTTTCCCCACTCAAGATAAGTCTCATAATGTCCCTTGAAAATTTTTTGTAAGCAATGCAGTGAAAAATCCAGTGTTCGACAAGTAAATCCTTGCTTTTCTACTGCTGATTTTAATAAGGCTGGTGCTATAGGAGGTTCATTCAAATAATTTGGTGGTAGTGTGGCCAATAATAAATCCAATTGATTCATTAATTTTCCCAGTCTTCTTCCTCTTCGTACTCATCTTCGTCGTACTCATCTTCCTCATAGTCCTTGTCATTGTCAAGGTACGTGGTCAAAGCACGTTTGATGTCACCGTCGCCTTTGAAGGCGTTTCTAATATCTTCCACGTCCGAATCATTGTCCATCAAGATCTGTATCACAGTTTCTGCGGCTTCCGCACGGTCCACTGTGTTTACAAAACGCTTGAGTTCAGACCATATTTCACTTGCTATTGTTTCACTCATCTGGTGTTTCCTCCTGGGTACTTACCTCTTCTTTGCGTCGACCAAACTCTGACATCACAATGTCAAGCACACCACCTTCGTTTGACTCCCAGGCTTTGCGGAAGTGTTTGAGAATTTCACCGTCTAGTGTAGTGTAAGCCAAACGATTGCCGTCCTTTTTCAAGAAGCCTTTCTTTTCAGCCAAGTCCACCAAGCCTGAGTAAGGATTCATGCCTGTTTCGTAAGGAATCTTGACCTGCACACCTTCAAAGGGTTTGGCATAACGTGTTTTCATTACCTTGCAGGCTGAGCGAATACCCATGACGTCTGACACTTTGTTGCCGTCCTCGTCCTCTTTGAGTTTGAGTTTCTTCATAGCAACAACAATACTACTGGCGTAAATAAAACCTTGACCGCCGGAGATCTTGTCATCAGGATCAAACATATCCTGGCTGGCATAGGTGTGATTGGTACATACCAAGCCCACGTTGTAACTGCCAAACATGTTGACACAGTTGCGAACTAATGCAGTGAGTGCCTTGGGCTTCCTACCCAGGTCGCCTTTCATTTCACCTGCATCAAACTGATTAACATCTGTGGGGGTAAGCAACATGCCCAATGAATCAATCACAAACAACACTTTGGGGCGTTCTCCATCTGCTAGGCCCTTGTAGTCACTCATAAATGTAGAAATAGTTTTGGCCACATCATCAATCATGGCCATGCTTAGTTTTAATAACTTTGATTCTGATGTATCAACTCCTAACGCTTTGAGCCAATCTTCGTCAAGAGCGTTTTCAGTATCAATCAACACCACAAAGATGCCTTGTTCTTGTGCGTTCTTGATAATGTTGCCTGAACAGATATAACTTTTACCTGCTCCTGATTCACCGGCAAACACAGTTACCTTTCCCAAGGGAATACCTCGGTTAAAGTCTCCTGAAATTAGGTAGTTCAAGGCATAGTTGCCTGTGGAGATCCAGTCTGTGGGATCATTGAATCCGATTGACAAGCCGTCAATGCTTTTGGTGATTTCCTTGCGGAACTTGCTTACGTCAAATGGTTTTGCCATAGTTTATGTCCTTATATAAATCTTTAAAAATTGTCTTGCTATCTACGCCCCTACGTCGATCCAATTCTGATAACCGATCAATGGACTGTTGAATATTTTTTCCAAATGGAGTATCAATATAGTGTAGCAAATTTTGATAACTGTCTTCAAGAAGATAACCTGGTTTTTGGCTGATCCTATCTTGTAACTTGTTCTTTACAGAGTTTAGCACACTTTCTGGTAAGTGTCTAATATTTAGGTATTCAGGATTCAACAATGCTCCAATCACAAAACTGTTGTTGTGAAATCCTAAAGATTTCAAAAAATCAACACAGTCAAATATAGAGTTGTAGTTTAATAAAAAATGCAACATGTTGAAAGAAATTTTGTGACCCAACTGCTTGATAATGGTTAGGTTATCCAAAAAATCTGTCCACTTACCGCCATGTCGTACATACTCAAATTCTTGTGCTTGCGTTTCAACGCTGACGGTCCAATGCACATTTGAAAATTTACATATGGCCTCAAACACCCTGGTATCGACTTTGCTTAGGTTGGTGTTGATTCTAATATTGGTGTCAGGGCGCAATTTTTCCAAGAGTGTTAGATTTTCTTTCATCAACAACGGCTCACCGCCGGCCAGGTACACATGCTTGAGTTGAGACGCATGTTCGTAAATGTAATTTTTAAAATCCGTTAACTGATGTTGATTGGGTATGTCATGCTGGATTTTGAGTTCTTCGCTCCATCGACTACTAAATTCAGGACCGCAATATACGCATGCAAAATTGCAAAGGTTGGTCCAACGCACATCAACTGTTTGTAAATCAAAGCGACCAATTTGATAAGTGTCAATTGGTGTGCTTTTCAATTCTCGTATGTAAAACACGCGGTCACTGATATGATCAAATCCTTTTTTGCCACGGTCTAGGTCGTAACAGGTATAGCAAGTTTTTACTGGCATTTGATCAACAATTTCTTGCTGTCTTTCACGATTGTTATCAACTAGAATTTGACCAATAGGTTGATCTTTGATATTGCCAAGCGGTCCAGTACTGCGAATACAATTTTTAACTTTACCGTCAAAATTATACATCATGCCTGTCCAGGGCATGGGACAGAAATATGGATTGGTCAACATATCACGTGGAGTCATTTATATGCTGGTCCTAGTGATATGTCCGGAATAATCAAATTGTTTGCGTTGGCCATTTCCAGTATTTTAATCAATACTGACGCCCAGATGCTGACATCGGCCGCTGGTGGCACGGTTTTGTCTGCACTGGTTGCCACGTTGCCTGGTCGCACAAGGGAAATTTTGACTCCCAGCCGCTGATGTCTTATTTGCTTTACTGCTTCCTCAAGTGCAAGTTTTTGCACACGATAGGCTGTCATGTCAAGTCCAGGCAACACACTCGTGGGATCCCGAGTCATCATGGTGCTTATGACCAAAATGTGTTTATTGGTACCTGACCACCGTTTGGCCATTTCAAACAGTAGTTCAGTTTGAGCATAACCAACTTGAGCATTATTCACAAATACGTCACAGGGTTCTATGACATCAGCAATCTTAGGCAAAACACGTATGTTGTGCCCGGTTCTTCTACTCAATCTTAGAACCTCGTGTCCACGACTTTCATACTCATTGCCTAGTGCCTGTCCTATTCCAGCAGTGCCACCTGTGATTGCTATTTTCATCGATAATAATCCCAAAGTTTAATTCCTCGTAACTGATCTTGTTGATAGGTCCACAACTGTAGTTCTACTGTGTTGTCTTTATTGTTACCCACTATAGATTTCAATCGATCTGGTACATCTGCCGTTCTTGTAAAATGATTGTTGTATTTTACATTCAACACATCAGGTTGTTCTAACAATGCCCACGAGTGATTGATACCTTGATCTCTAGTGTATGCAAAAATATTTTTTAAGTCTCCAATATTCAATGCACTCACAGTGGTCCATGTATTTAATTCTGTTATGTTCATTGATTTATAGGTCAAGAGATTGCGTTCAAAATTTTGCCATTTTATAGGCCAGCGTATATAGTCATGTATCAAACCAATGCCATCCAAACTCACAGTTACAGTCACATGTATACCACGATCTAGCAGATGCTCTATTTCTGTTATTACTGTGGAACAATTGGTATTGATTCTGACACTGGTCACCGATGGCGGAATATTTTTCAGTATATTGCGATAATTCTTGCTGGCACTGGGTTCGCCGCCGTTGATGTCCAAATGCACCACACGATCCAACGGCAATTGCCAAAAAGCATTAGAGTTATCTACAATAGGATAATCTCGCGATATCAAACTACCTATTTTTGTGCTTAAATTTTGATTGCAGGATTGGCAAGCACTGTTACAAATGTTGTCTAACACTCCGCCAACTATGAGATAGTCGGTCCTAGTTTGTCCTTTGTCAAATTCAATGGCATTTAGTCTTATACTTGTATTGTTGACTTGTTCGGTTTGTTGACATCTCACACACTCTTTGGGCCATGTGTTGGGCATGCTTTTGATACTGGCCAACCATTCACTTGATTCCATTTGCTCCAGACTATCAAACTGTGGAGCATTGATCATGTGTCCACAACGACTCAGGGTGCCATTGGGATTGAATCTCACAAAGTGATCAAGTCTTGGGCAATACATTTTGTATAATATTCATATGATTGCATTTGTAATACTCTAACAACTGTGACCATGAGAATTCTTGACCTGCCAAATCTAAAAGTATTTGATCCAAAAACAGCCATAACTCTAGGTGGTTATTGTCTTTCAACAAACTATTAACAAATTCACTTGTTGGGTCCAAAACCATGGCTCGATCATGGTAATCTGCAATTTTAGCAAAGTCTTTGAAATTTCTCAATCGTATTTTTGCATCACTATGCATGTACCGAGAGAGATTGGCCAACCAATGAAATTGTGGTAGGTAATGAGTGTTGAGAAATTTATAGCGTTTGGCAAACCAAAAGGCTGTAGAAAAGTCTAATTCAGGGTGATCGCGTTGAAGATGTTGCAGGTATGTGTTAACTCCACTGACGTATCTGGCTCGAGGGTTGCGTATGTAAACATCCACATAGTCAAGTGCTCGAATCTGGTCATTGGCAAACACATTAAGATTGTCTCTTGCTTGCTGACGCCTCAAACTGCTGTTTCCGTTTTTCTGAATTAGATAAACCCATTGACTGTGAAGTGGTATTTCTACCACTTCACAAAGATCTGGAAACAACTCTATGTCCAGAGCAGTTCGCATTACTTGGCTTGTCTAGCGCGAATCATGGCCAAAATGTCTTCGGCCTTTTGACCACCAGCAGGTTTTGTGACAGGAGCAGAAGCCACTGGTGTGTCATCTTCGTCATCAAAACTGGATGGTGCTGGTTTGGCTGTTGCCTTGACTGCAGGAGCAGGTGTGTCATCGTCGGCCGCAGGTGCCGCCGCAGAACTGCCACCGGGTGCTTGCACACCAGCAGGACGGAAGTATTGACCCCAACGCTCAGTGTCGTATGGTTGTCCGTCTACACTTGCTTCAAACATTTCTTTGATAACCTTGAGTTCGACATCGGTTGGTTTCTTGGGCAAGAATGTGCTCAAGTCAAACAAACCATGTGCATCAACTGCGGCTTGTTCTGCTTCGGTCAATGCTGACTCTTTACGTGCCCACTTTGATCCATTGTAGTCAGCAAAGCCGCCTTTGGCACCTTTTGAGATGCGGAAGTCCAAGCCACGCACATAGTCTGTTGGTAATTCTTCCAGTTCAGGATCCATCAACGCACCCTTGATAGTGGTAAAGATTTGAGGTCCAATGATGAATCTGCGAATGGGATTCTCTGGTGTTTTGTCATCTGCGAGAGGATTCTCTCTCACAAAACCTTGGAAGATGTATGAACGTTTCTTCCAGTACTTACGACCCATGTCTTCAAGACTCTTGTCCTTGAACCAGGTGCGTACTTCTGCTAGGATGGGACAGGCCTCACCCCACATTTCTACGCAAGGTACTTGTACCATGACTTGTTTGGATTCCATCTCTCCTTTGATGCCATTGAATGGCAAACGAATCATGGCTCGTTCTTGCCAAAAGAAAGTGTTTTTTGAGTTACCATCTGGGAGGAAGCGTACTGTAGCCGATTGGCCTTCTTCCATGTTCCAATGTGGGTAAATTGAATTGTCCCCACCGGTGGATTGCCCACCTTGTTTTGATTCTGCTGCCTGTAGTCTTGCTCGAATTTCTGCTAGTGATGCCATAGTTGTTTCTCCTTTAAGTTGCCTATGTTATATGCCTGTTTATCTAGATTTTAGATGTTGCCTGTGCATACAATGTACATTGTACGCGAATGTATTTAGCATAGTCAACACAAAAGACAAATTTATTTTTGCCTAATTTTGATATAGTAAATCTGGGTGTGGTGTTCCGCAATGTAGTGATTTGGACTGTTGAATACGTCTGTGATTTCGAGTCCGCCAGCATCAATCAAGCCTTCGAACTCTTGTTCTCTTTTCAAAGACCCGGCTTGATTTTCTTGCAAAAGAATCACTGCGTCGGGCATAAGATATTGACCAATGTTAGCAAAAAATTCTCGGTGAGCAGTCCAATTTTGATCCACTGCAATACGTTGGTAGTTGTCATCCCCCGGGCATGTCAAAAAATGTGGCGGGTTGCTGACAACTAAATCAAATTTTTCATGCTGGGGTAGGTCTGACACCGCGTCAGTGGCGTAGGCGGCAACATTGGTCAATTTGTGCATTTTGATTGTTTCATTCACTCGATCAATGGCAGGGCCATATATGTCACTCATGCACAAACTAGAACACAGGCCATGATCCAATATGTTGAAGCCAATAAAGCCTGGCCCGGAACACCATTCGTAACAACGTTCAAACTGTCGATCGGGATAGAGTTTGGCTATCACATGCACATACTCTTGTCCGAACCAAGTGCCACCGCCGTCCATCCAACTGTCGTACTGCACACGATATTTATTGTGTCCCGAAGTCACAAAATGCATTATAGCCTCTGAGGCCGATTGGGCTCGGTCCATTTTCCTGATCCGTTGATTATTGTTTGTTGCCAATCAGACATGTATTGTTTTGCCTGAGTCGAAAGCAAACCTGGAACAACGTGGTCCATGTACTCCACATGCTCTAGCGGAGTTGGGTGCAAATCTCTTTTTGTGTCGGTGGGGCTGAGTGGTATACCTCCAGGGCGAGTCCACCATTCGCCGTTGAAAACAATCTGTAACACGCTGGGTTTAATCATGCTTAGTATATCACCGTAAAGACTTTTGACATCTTGATCGCTTCCACGTGAATCATTGGGATTATAGCCCAAGCCTGTTGCTTCATTGGTTTGTGACAGCGGAACCATGCTTAGAAAGTGATATTGACACCCCCAATGATCCAACAGTTGTTTGGCGGCAGCAATGTTGGCCATATCTCTTATGAGGTATCCACGTTCGCATGCAAAATTTTTAACGTATTCAGCAGGCAATTGACTGCCTGCTGTCCAATACACATTGCCACCTTCAACCCATTTACGACCTACATAACGATCTTCTCTACTGGTATTGGTCCACATGATCCAGATTTGATCATTTTGATTTAATTTATTTCGCTGGTTGCACTCTATCAAACTCCATAGGATGTAACTGTTTCCGCCGCCACACAGGCCCCAATTTTGATAATGATTAAACTGCTGTCCCAGTGCATCTGCCCAGGTTGGCCAACGCCAGTATTGTGTGAAACTGCATCCAAAAGTAAAAAGTCTAGGCACGATGTTTTCCAAACAGTTGAATCAATTCCCACTCTTGATCGCTTACCACCACATTGCGTTGTTCAAAATAATCTCGATCAAATTTCCAATCTTTGATTGAACTGTGGTGGAAATTGCCCACATGCAATTGACCAATAGGCAATGGGGTATGATAGTATCTGTGCCTAAAAACCTCAATCAGTTGAAATTCACTCATGATCATGGTTTGACTTTGGGGGTCGTATGCAACCAGTTGATTAGATTCAAACAAACTCAAGTGCAATTCAAACAATGACTGTTGATGTACACTTTCTACTCTGTGTTGAAGTTGTTGCAACAGGTCTCTCTCAATGTGTCTAAACGGCACTATACTTGCGCACCAAAATTGCTGTTCATCCACTACCCAAGGTTTATTGCAATCCAGCATGTGTTGCACATACAACCGATTACCTATATCTATAGGATCCGACTGAGGCCTTGCTGTGGCTCTTATTTTGTCTAGGCATGGCGGTCCCAAAAATTCAACATCTGCATCAACCACCAACCAATTGTGGCCTTGCACAAAATTGTTCAAATGCAGTTTGACCAATTGTTGTCTAAACCAGCCACCAGTTTGTACACGTTGCATGCCAGCAAAGTCGCTGAATCTATGAAACACAATGTCTAAGTTGGGAAAGTTTGTTTGTATGAATTGTTGACAGTCCTGCACATAAGATGGCCAATAATCAATTTCAAAGTCATCTATAATAATATCAATAGGATATCCACTGGCATACTGTTGTATGCTACGCAAACAGAATATTTGTGAAAAATAGTATCCCGGAAAGGTGGTTAAAACAATGCGATCAATGTTCACGCCATACTTATTAACGCACCAAAGCCAATGATTTTATTCTTGCCAATTCCGATTCGTACATGCCGTAGTTGCCGCACTCGGCCAGGCCGTGTTCTGGGCAGTATTCGCCTTCTGCAGTCATGTTGCAACCTGAACCTTCAAATGTGGCCAAGTTGTCGCCTTCAAACATCTGTGTTATTTCATACCGCTCGCTGGGATCATCTGCATCTGGAATGTTACCATTCATCCATATTTGTGCTTGTTGTTGGCTTGCAAAAGGGCCTTTGACAATATCTGGATGGCCAGATCTCAGTTCGTGAGTAACATACCATCCCGGTGCCGGGGCTTGGTGGCCTTCTGCCATGCC